TTAGGCACACTCTATGCATCAAGGTACTTGGGAGGCACTCCCGATGCATTGTGTGAATAGAGCATCCGTATGAGATGCTCGGGTTTGGTTTTACACTTGCAGCGTCTGGACTTTCGAACTACCTCATCGGCGTTTCTCGTTAGTATCTGCAAGCGAAGGCTTTCTAGGTCGCGCAAGCTTCAACTTCGCTCGCACTAGGCACCTAGTTCCTTCCACGGCTACCGATGCATCCTATTGCATCCCCCTAGTGGCACCGCTAGTGCCCGATCCGATCCCGATCTAGGTAGAAACTTCAAGCAGCACTTTCCAAGTTTCGCCCTTGAGCTAACTTGTCCATGCCTCGTCTTGCAGAAGCGTTTTTGCGCGCTTGCGCGCGCCGCCTACTTCGATCTAACCGATCCTAGTGCGCGTCAGTCCCGCGCCGATGGTAGCCGTCCTAGTTGTGAAAGAGCGCCGGACTGTCAATCCGACACTTTGGCCTCATCCTAGCGGACCGGACACTTTCGACCCTTCCAGCGCCCTAGTATATACGGTATGCCGATTGCCGAAGAAACGCCGTAAACCACTGCAAATGCAGCACTTAGAGCGGATTAGTAGTCCGGTGGCATGGGGGACACGACACTCGCCAACCTACATAATACCAGCTCAGATTTTTGCCCCAAAACATTTGGGGTGGAGGCCACTTTAGGCGGCGCTGGTATCCAAACACAAAGACGGCTCCCACTAGCCCTATGCCAATGGAAGCCGTCCGCCACGCCCTAGCCCACCTGTCCAAGTAAGCCAAGGCTCAAGCATTCTAGCAGCACGCTAGGCGCACTGCAAGGGGCTTATGCGCTCCAAGTGTGGAAGATGGCAGGAGCCGATCCCGTGCCGTTCGTGTATGTCTCGGTGCCCGCCTTGGTCGGCAGGCCCGACGAGTAGGTGATCGTCTCGTACCAGTAGGTGATGGCGTTAGGCGTGGTGGTGCCGCTCGGGATCTGCCAGCCCAGTCCCATGTCTGCTTCGTTTGTAGACACGGCACGGATCGCGGGAGCGCCGCTCGACATCAGGCAGTACCAATACAGCCGACCAGCCGTCAGCGCGGTGGCGAAGGAGAACACGAAAGTCCCGGTCGATGCCGTGCTCTGGGTTGCGCTGACGAGGGCCGACCCGCTAGGGCGGAAGTCGCTGGTGAGCGGCTTACCAGCTCCATTGCTCACGCAGTCGTAGAGCGCGATGCGGATGTTTTGTCCAGCAGCGGCGGTCGTGATCTGCACGCGCACATCCGCGAGCGTGCCGCCTCGCACGGGAGCCACGAAAGGAATCCAGTAGGTGCGGTTCGCGGTCAGCGTCAGCGTTCCCAGCGCCACGCCCGTCCGGCAGTTGGCGATGTAGCACTGGTCTGGGTTCGCACCAGTCGTCTGCTGGTAGTCCTCGATGTCCAAGTACTGAATGTGGTCATTGCTGGTTAAGCCCGACACCAGACTGTGGCTTACAGTTGTCGAGTCAATTGGCCCCCAACTGTTGTCTCCAAGAAGCACATCCGATGCTGATCCAGATAGCTGTGGAACGCTTCCGGCATCGATCACATCAGCCAAACGAATGGGGATCGGGTCTGTACCTCCGAAAGCGTGTGTTGGGCCATGCAGAGGAGGAGCGTTCTCCAACAGGTCGATGCGACCGCGCAAAGCCTCGCTCTTGGCAACTACTGAAGTCTCGACATTGACGGGTTCGTACTGCTTGGCGTTGCGATTGACTGTCATTTGGTTCCTTTGAATGAAGGACCGGGAGGCTCACAACCTCCCGGCTCACCTCACTTTCTATCAGACAACTTGGCCGGGCACCCAGTTCTGGGGCATCGGGTAGCGGACATAGCCTTTGGCCGAGCCAGCGCCTGCGCCACCGTAGTAGTCTCCGTAGAAGATCGGTCCGGGACCGACCAACGGCGAACCATTGAGGCACGAGATCATCCAGTCCTCCATGTCCTTGGCAACGACCGCCATGGACGGACGAGCGGGATCACCCGGGACGGCTTCGACAATCTCGCCTTCGGTCGGCGTGCAGTAGCGGAACTTGACATTGGCGTTGTAGCGCGCCGTGCTGAAGTCGATCATCCGCATGATCACATCGTCGTGCGGATCCAAGGCGGGCCACGCAAGACCACCGTGCGCCGAAGTGGCGCTACGCTCGTCGAGCGTGAAACCAGCATTGGCGATGTTGATGATCAACCCGGAACCAGCAGAAGCGGTGTCGCCATTGGCGGCATCGTAGGTGCAGGTGGAGTTGTTGAAGGTGGCCAGCGGTAGGCCAGTGGTCCCGTCCTGCTGACGGTTCGGGAGGTTGCGGTAGGACCCGAACTTCGACAAAGTACCGTCAATACGAAGCTGTGTACAAGCTCCGCCAGTCTGAGCGACAACACGAACTTGCGCCTTTTCCGTGAACACTCCACCGTCAATCGAGATGAGTTGTCCGGCAACAAAGCCAGTACCTCCGTTGACAATGCCACCGTTAGCCACAGTGAAGTTGTAGAAGCTTTCGCCAGCATTCCTGAACCTCACCGGGTACGCCTGACCGATGAACTCGTAGAAGTGGTACACCGGAGGCAGGTACTTCAGGTTCGCATGGTTCTGCTCCAAGTACCACAGCAACGAGAGCTGCTCGCGGTGCCACGCGGGAAGCGCCCACAACTGCTTGCGGGTCTTCACGCCCGTGTACTTCTGGGTGTGGATCGGGTCGTTGATGGACATATCCGCCCAGTTGCCGAGACCACCGGAGAACTCCGACATAATCGTGGTGTTGTTGCGGAAGTCGGGGCAGCAGTAGTGGTTGATGATGCCCTTGACCGTCGAATCGACGCCCGGCTTGAGGCCGTAGTACGACCGGAAGGTGGTCGTCAGGCTGTCGCTGTACAGCGGGCCAGTGATTTGGCTCATCAGGCAGCGGACGCCGCCGAAGGACGAACCCATGATGAAGATCTTGTCCGGGTCGATACCGAACTCCGAAGCGCGGCTCTTCAGCACCATGATGAACACCTTGAGCTGCTCGAACAGAGCGCCAGCAGTCAGGGGTTCATTGCCAACAGGCATCGTCGTCTTCTCTTGGAAGGTCTGATCGATGAGCGCAGCGTTTGTCGAGCTGAACTTGTCAACACGCGCATACGGGTACGAGGCATCGTTCAGAGGAAACAGGTTCTGCTGAGCGGTGAACCCGACCATCACGAACTTGTTCGCAGTCGATTGGCGCAGTTTGTCGAACAGGAAGTTGCCGTTGCCCAAGGCGACGAACGGCAGGCGTCCATCGTTCTGGGCGGCACCGCCACCGTGGACATAGATGATGCACGGGTTCTTGTCGGAACGGGTGCCGTTGGGGTGAAGCTTGACATGGAACCGCTGGGCTTCGTAGTCTCCGCCCCAGCGGATGTCAACTTCGTCCCTGTTGGCGGCGAAGTCAAACGGGATAACGGGCATGGTGTGTCCTTTTGATCAGAGAGAGAGGTTGCCGAGGAGAGTGGGGGTGCGGTTCTCTTCGGGAGAGCAGTGGATGAGGCCGCCGAGCAACAGCAAGCGCGGAGAGTTGGTTCCAGCATAGGAAGCACCAACAGCGAATTTCATCCCATTGGTGCAGTCAAACTTGCTGGAGCTGAGGGCCTCGGGAAAGTTGGCGTGAGCAAGAACAGTGTTCGAGGCATCAGTAGTTACCGGAACAAAAGTATCCCCAGCGTTGCTGTTGAGGACGATCCTGCTGTGCGTGATCTGCCGCCACTGCATTGTGCCGTAGTCACCAGCACCAACACTTGCCTTTTCGTTCTCGACTTGCGCTGAGATGATGGCAATTTGCGCGTCATACTTCCAAAGGAAGCGACGAGTGGTTGCTCCCGGAGTGAACGATCCGGCGTTCATCAAATGCTGATGGACGGACACCGGAGTGGCCTGCTTGGCAACGGTGGTCGTTGGGAAGGTGTTGGTCGCCGTGGATTGCGTGAACCTGACCGGAAGCTCCTTATCGAGGGTCGTCGCAATGGTGTAGAAGCGCAAAGAGATGGGATTGAGATCCGCAAACCCCTCGATCAAACCGTAAAGCGACACATTGACGATCAGCGGCCAACTGTACAAATCCTGAGGAGTCAGGGTGTACGGGTCCGTGTACACGATGTCTCCAAAGGCGTTGGTTTCAGCAGTGCCAGCCACCCAAGTGTCCTTGGTGGCAGTGACCACCTTGGACTTGGCGTTGTCGGTGGAGCTGATCTGCTCCCCCAGAGGGGCAGAGCGGTAACGAAGAGGCTTCATGGGCTTGTGTTTCCTGAGGTGAGGTGATTACCCGAGCAGGCGCTTCGCCAGTTCGGGGTTCTGCCTGAGCATCATAGGGATCAGTTGATCCAAACAGCGGACTTGACGCTCAGTGAGGTTGAGTTCGTAGGCAGCGGATGCAGCATGGAGCATCTCGTGGAGGAGGGTGGTCGGAAGCATCTCCTCCGCTTGCTGGCTTACTTGGATCACAGGCTCAGGGTGCTCTCCATACTGTCCCCATACCTGTAGTCCTGCTACTTCTTCTACCTTGATGGTGAGGATTCCAATGTGCAGGTGAGTAGGCATCCACTTCTTCTTCTTGGTTGCTTTAGTGTTCTTTTTCATGGATACCTGCTGGTGCTGATCTGTTGCTGATCTGGGTTACTAGTGTTCTGATATGAGGCCGCCGCCGGGATCCCTGCTCCGCAGACCCCTCCGGCCCACCCCTCATCCAGATACACTGTCATCACCACCCTCGTGTAAGCTTCTCCCTTAGGCTAATCCCTACCACCCTGTTCCACATCTGCTCTAGGATTCTCTAAGACGGGACTACATCCCCTAGGCCCGAGGCACGAGTGGTCGTCGCTACGCTCCGCCCCCTCGGCCTTCCGGTCTCAAAATACCAACTCCACCTACCAACCTCTTCCCCTTTTCTGTGTTTGTCGTCCCAAAGCCTTGCCTCTAAAGGATTTGTCGAACCCAAGGGGGGTACCAAGGTACCTTAGTAATTACTAAGAAAGCGCCAAACCGCGCCAAACGCAATAGGAACGCACTACAGCGATCCTGATGGGGGGCTGGTAGGTAGACACCTGTTTGCCACTCATCGTTTACCAGCGGCCTCTGTAGCGCGTTTGGAGGCCACCGATCCACCCTGTAGGGGTTGGCCTTGCTCCAACGGCGTGCTCCAAGAAGACCCCCAGCTCTTGATTAAGGCGATCTTCGCGGCGCATGGCGAGCGAAGTGTCCAGATCTGCACCCATGCGTTCGACCCAGTAGTTGACGGCGATGGCTAGGGAGTCTAGGCGGTCGTCGTGGGTCAAGGAGCCACGGTCCATGGTGATGTGGGCTAGCTGGAACAGCAGGCTGTACTTGATCCGCTGCTCGACGCCCATGTCGCTGGACTCGTCCCTGACTTGCGCTAGGTCGTGCTCGACGAGGCGGCGGTCCGCGATCAGCCGATGCTGGTTCATGACTGGTTCCAGCGTCTCGATGATGCGCTTCTCCTTCTGGGTGGAGTGCTTGACCTCGGTGAGCGTGCAGGCGTGGTACTGCTTGAGGATCGGCATGAAGAGCTGTCCCCACATACCGTCCCCGTAGTTGGCTTCGTGGACGATCTCGTTGACTTCGTAGCGTTTGGCCGCTAGGGCCAGCTTCTTCAGGTTGTCTTCGGTGTATCCGCCCTTCAAGCCACCAGCACTCAGCAGGAAGAACTGGTGGGAGAGCTTGGCAAGCACGCAGAAACCAAGCTCGTCCTTGCCGCGACCGCTGGGGTCCACGGCCATCACGATGCCTTCGTACTTGGTGGGTTGGCCGACACGGGACAGGGGTCGGTAGTAGCGGTCCCCGCTGAACCCGACCGTTTCGATGTCCCACGCCAAGGATCGATCAGCGGCGTAGACATACTTCTCGTAGGCGTGGGTGCTGTCTAGATCGTCCACGATGAGGTCGGACAGCTTGAGGGGGTAGCGGTCGGCGTCCGACAGCGAAGTGTCCAGCATGAACTGGAGGGCAAAGCCTGAGCGCCCGTAGGACAGCTCGCGCTCCTCCAGATCGAGGTCGGAAAACCGCTTGGGATCGACAGGCTCCCCGATTTCTAGGCCCATTTCGGCCACAAACGGGGCCAGCCGCTCTCCGTAGCTGCGGCGCTGCTTGTCAGTCGGGATCTTGGCGGGCCAAATGCGGGTCTGGTAGCCGCGATTCGGCAGGACCGTGTAGATCGACTCGGCGGATTGGGGAGTTCCAAGGAACACCACCTTGGCGTGGTCTCCGGGCTTCAGGACGGCGTCGAATTCCTTGATGGACTCCAACAGCTTCTCCCGCATCCCGGGAGTCCACGAGTTGTTGGCTACTTCGATGTCGTCCGCGATGACCAGATCGGCGCGTGAGCCAGTGATCTGGCCAGTAATACCAACCGAACGAACAGACGGGGCATGAGAAGCAGGAGCAGGGCCGACATCAAAGGCGATCTTGGAATTGCGCTGATCGCCCGTAGGAGCTAGGTGATTGAGGAACGGTAGCTCGTTGATCAGTCGCAGGGTGAAGGTGGTGAAGTCGTCGGCGCGTGTTTTGGACGCCGACACGACAAGGATGTTATGCGCCGGGTTGTGGTACAGCCACCAGAGCACGAAAGCCGAGGTGATCCACGACTTTCCACAGCCCCGGTACGCTTGGATGACCGTGCGCTTGGGGCCGTGCTGCAAGTACCCGGCGATGTCGTACTGAACAGGCGTCGGATCCGGAAGGCTCAGGCCCTTCCAGCACAGGAACAGGAAGTTCCTGAAGTCTGCCAGCTCTACGGGCTTACGAACCATATTGCTTCATGTCGTCAGGACTGAACGGGAGGATCTTGGCCAGACCATCCAGCGCACTGTCCTTGACGGGCACCGCTTCGATGCCGTTGTCCTTCAGCATCTGGCGGGCGACATTGAGTTCAGCCGCCGTGGCCTGCCCACTGCGGACCCGGGCCAGCAAATCCTCGGCAAGGGCCTTGTGCAGGTCGGAAAAGGTGTTGTTGATGTCGCTCATGGGAAGATGTACTTGGCGATGATGGAAGCAACGGTGGCGACTGCGGCTGCCCAGCCTAGGAACCACGCCCTAGACATCTCAAGCTCGGCAATTCTAGTTTCAAGTTTGGCGATCCGCTCGGCAACTTGCGTTTGTCGGTCGCTCATGGTTTCGATCTTACCTTCGATGCGGCCAATGGCCACCAGAACCTCGACAAGGTTAGCATCCACTTTTGCGTTGCTCATGATGTCACTCATAGATGGCGAGCTTCTCCGGGGCCTGACCGACCGCAGCCAATCCGCGAGCTTGCTTGATTTGCATCACGGCATTACGCAGCTTCGGGTACTTGCGCTGCATTTCGACCCACGCACGGGCGCTGTACTTGGCCATTTCTCCCCGGATGGCCAGCACACGCGGTGAATCCATGTACTCGCTGCTGTACGGCGACATGGACTTGTAGCGGTCGGAGCGGATCAGGGCGCGCACCGACTCTTCCATCGTCATGCCGCGCAGCGTGATCTTGCCCGTCGATTCCTGCAAGAAGTCGAACGCATTGCGCCCGTCTTCCAGCTCGATGCGGCGAAGATCGAGTCCGTCTCGGTTGTAGTGCGCCCCACGGAAGGCACGACCGAGCGAAATCAGCTCGCTGCGGAGTTCGTCGTCGAGGACCGGGACCATGTTGATGGGCGAGAAGAGATCCGGACCAGCACGCTCGGTGCGGGTCATCGGACGACCCATCAGGTCTCGAGCGGGCAGGTTCTCGTTCGACAATCCCGGGATCTGCGAGTAGATGGCGGACACCAGAGCATCGTCGAAGGACTGGTCGTTGACGCGCTTGTAGTCGTCGGTGTAATCCGTCAGCGTCCGCGTCATCGACGAGAACGGCACCAGAGAACCAGCCTGACGCACGGCCCACTTCTGGAATGCCGAGGAATCCTGCGTCGAGAGGAGTTCGACCATGGTCTTGACTCCTTGCAGGTAGCCCTTGTTGGTCAGGTTGTTGACCAGCGACATATAGAGCGAGGCCATGCCCGCCTCGATGGTCGAGAAGTTCTGCTCGTCCATGTTGGCGTACTTAGAGGCAAGCGACAGGTCGGCCATCGTTCCGAGCAAGGTGGTGAACGGGTCGAGGCGACCGAAGCTGTACCAGTTGTCTCCGACTCGGATCGAGTACGGCTGGAATCCGGCTTGGATCCAAGTGGCCCTCTCGTCCTTGTTCTTCGGGCCGTAGCCCGTGATCATGCCGGACGCGGCCAAGGCCATGCCAGCCCCGACGAACGCCGTTCCAACGATGGAACGACCAACCGCTTCGGAGCGGACGATGGGATCGGCACTGTTCAGTTCCTTGATGAATCGCGATTCGTTCTCGCGCAGGCTGTCCACCAAGAAATTCGGCGCTCCGATCTTCTCCATGCGATCAGCCAGCTTGGAACCAAACCGCTGGTTGGCCCACTGCATGAGGTGGACCGGAGCGGCGCGGTCTCCGGCGTAGATCAGGGCGTTGACCGGGGTGCTGACGAACGGCAGGAACAGGCGCGAGGACGGGTGCCTGCTGACGAACTGGTTGAGGGACTTCTGCCACGCAAAGCGCGGATCCGCCTGCATGGTGGCCTCCTTGGCCCCGTACAAGCTGGCGTCCATCATCGCCTTGATATCGTAGGAGGATTCCATGGTGCCAGCGGTAGCGCCCATCTCCGCCCACAGCCGATCCTTGTAGGATTCGGCGTACTCGTTGATCTGCTTCATCGAAGCAGTCGGTCCGAGATTCCTGACGGCTTCGGTCTGGCCATCCTTCAGCAGACGCTCGTTGGTCAGGAACTCCCCATCAAGAATGGCCTTGTCCATGGCCTCCTTGATGCGCGTCTCGCGGGCCGAACCGACGATGCCCTGCTTTTCGAAGTTCTCGTACAGGCGGGCATAGAGCTGGCCGCGATAGTTCATCTGCTTGAAGAACTCGTCGCCAGTCATGATGAGGCGCTGCGGAAGGCTGAACGCGCTCAACATGAAGTCGGCGCGAGCGACGAACTTGTCGGCCTCGGCCTCGGTCCGCTTGCCGCCTCTGGTGGCCAGCTTGCGGATCATCGGCAAGTTCCTGCTCGACAAGACATTCTGCGGGGCGGCTTCGTAGGTCGATCCGGTCCCGATGGGCTTCTTCTCGACGAACGCCCGCTTCAGCATGGTCGTGGAGTCCATGAAGCCACGGATCATGCCCTGATAGGTGCGGAAGCCGACCGACATGGCTCGGGCACCGTCCTCGTAGCCTCTGGCTGCGCGTGCGGCCCCGCCGAGGATCTGCTCGATGGGGCGCATCGTCGCCGTAAGCGAGTTGGCAATGCCCTGAACGCCGACCCAAGTCGTCGAGCTGGACACCAGCGCATTGATCCACAGCTCGTTGTGGAAGTCGAAGAAGCCCACGCGGCGCATCGCATTGGCGATGTTGCTGACGATAGGCCCGATGGACTCGCCCTTTTTGACTTGGTTCTCCAGCAGCGACAAGTACTTGTTGAAGGTGATGATGATCTTGTCGCGACCGCCAAGCTTCTTGAGGATGTCCTTGATGCCCTCTTCCCCGTAGATGCGGCGGAGGGCGGCAAGTTGGCGCAGCGTGCCTTCGTCGAACTCCTTGACGCGGACTCGCGGAGAAACCGGAGCCGGGGCGGGAGTGGCCGCAGGCGGGGTTCCGGTCGGCGGCGTAGCAGGAGCAGTCGTGGCCGAAGCGGCGGTGGAGGTGCCCGCAGAGGCAGCCGGAGCGCCTGTAGGCGTAACAGCCGGGGTGCCCAGAGGGGCAGCCGGGGTCACGGTCGGGGCTGCTGTCGGGGTGTCGTAGGAGATCTTGAGGTCACCCACGCTGCTCTTGATCTCGGCGCGCAGCGACCGCAGCAGGCGGCCCGCTTCCGACGACACGCCACGAACGGCACCGACAATCTCCCCGTGGCCGAGGATCTTCATCATGGTGACGATGAGTTCCTCGTCGGAAATCGTGTTGTCGGTCATCTTCGGCTGAAGGACGCCGATGTCTCGGACGATTTCAGCGTTGCTGGCGACCATCACGACACGCGCACGATAGAGGCGGTGGGTGATCTCGCGCAGGGTCTTGGCATCGGTGCGAAGCTGGGTGGCGATGTCCCAAGCATTGAGGCCGGACTCTTCCGCGAGGAACTTGAGACCCATGGTCTCCAGCTCCTTCATCGACAGCTTGCCCAGATCGGTAGAGCCGCCGTTGAGCTTGCGCCGCTCCAGACGCCTACCGACGACATAGCGTTCCACCACGCGGAGGAACGAGGCGTCATCGCCCTCGATGAGGAGGTTCTTGAAGTTCAGCGTGGCGGCCTTCTCCATCAGCCACGCATCGACCAGCTCCTCAGGAGCAAGGTTGCGCGGGTTGACGCCCTTCGGGCCGAGGGTGGCCGGGTTGTTCTCCGTCCACCAGATGAGGTCTTCGGCGTCCTGCGCCGAGGGGATCTTGCCAGCCTCGATCTCTGCGCCGATATCTTCCGGCTTGCGGCGAATGCGCTCCGGGGCAGGAGCGGCTGAGGGCGGAGTCGGGGTGGTGGGAGGAGTAACGGGCGGGGTGGGAACGGCGGCGGCAGGCGTGGGAGCAGCCGGAGCAGGAGCAGCCGGAGCAGGAGCAGCCGCAGCAGGAGCAGCCGGAGCCGGAGCAGCCGGAGCGGTGGCTCCCGACAGTTGCGAGTCTACTTCCTTGAGCTGCTTGATGATGGAGCTGACTTCTTCGACAGCTTTGGCCTCCTGCTCCATATCCTTGGCAGCGGCCTGCTTCTTCTCGGCCTTCTTCAGCGCCTTTTGCAGCTCAGCTCGCCTGCTCTTGAGTGCGGCAACATCGACCGCCGGAACAGCAGCAGGAGTAGGCTCAGGGACGGCAGCAGCGGGGACAGGCGCGGGGGCGACTTCAGCAGCAGCGGCGCGAGCCACCGGAGTTTCCACGGCAGTTACGCCCTGTTCCTTCAGCGCCTGCTTTACGACCTTGCCGTGGGCGATGGCTTCTTCGACAGACAGCCCAGCCGCTTCCAAGGCAGCCCGATACTTGGGGGCCGACTTGGATGCCTTGCCTTCGGCGTCCTTGGCGAGGATGTACGCGACCTTGTCGTAGTCGCTGGCGAACTCCAGCACATCGTTGCCGTAGCGCGGCTTGGCCCCGGCGAGGTCTCGCGGCAGCGTAAACGAAGCCGGATCGCCCGCAGGCGCGGTGGGGGCAGCAGCCGGAGCCTCTTCGACGGCATCGGCAATCTCATCCACGGCCTCGGCGCGAACACCCTCATCAGGGCTGGCCAGCTTCTCTGCCAGCTCAGGCTTGGCTTCGACGATCTCTTCAACCTTGGCGGCAATCGGAGACTCGGAAACAACGCCATCGGCCTTGTCCTCAACGGCAGCGGCGACTTCGCGCTCTACCTTGCGCCTACGCTTGACGGAGGCAGCGCGCTCCTTGGGCGCCTTGGGGCTGGTTCCCTCCGGGACCAACGGGGCCGCCGTGGAGGGGAACAGGGAGGTGGTGACAGGACCCGTATTCAGCTCGACGACATCGAAGACGGGTTCCGCAGCCTCGGCGGGAACCTCAGCCTGCGCCTCAACGGGCGCTTCGGTGGGGGCAGCGGCGGGAGGCAGGGACTCAGCAGTAACCGACTGCTTGACGATCTCGGCTTGTGTGCGGATCGTGGCCACTTGCTCTTCGTATTCGCGAGCCAGCGTCTTCAGCTCCAAAGCCTTCTTGCGGATATCTGCCCGCAGGTTCTTCGGGGCTTCATTGATTGACGCCGTCAACTGGCTCGACTCTTCCATGGCGACGCGGCGCTTGTCGTCAAGGGCATCAATCTGCGCCTTGGCTTCCGCGTCGATCCTGTCCTGCTCGGCCTTGATGCGGGCCTGCGTGTTCTCATCGGCAGGCGCAGGCGTCAGGTTGGTTGTGGGCTGAGGCTCTTCAGCCGCAACGGCCTTCTTGCCCTTGCCTTTCGGCTTTTCTGGGGCCTCTTCGACGCCCTCAAGGGTGGCGCGGTCTAGCGTTCTGGAGTACTCAAGTTGCTTGCGCCTAGCCTTTTGAACGGCAGCCTTATACTCAGGGCTGTCAGGCCCCTTGTCCTTCAAGACCGCCTCTGCGTTCTTTTGCGCCGCGTCTCGCGCTTTGCGGAGGGAGGTCAGCGTGGTGCTCTGCACCGTAACCGAGAACTCGCGATTGCCGCCCTTCAAGGAGCTTTGCGGTTCGGCGGTGGCAACCAAGGTCAGGATCTGCTTGATCTCGCCCACCGTGATCGGAATCGACATGGTGCGCTTGCTCAGCTCCGTCATGTCCTTTTCCGCACGAGCTTCGCCACTCTTCTTATTGGCGTCGGCTTTTGCGGAGACACCTTCAGTAGCTGCGGCAAAGATCTCCTTTGCCTCTGCCTCAGTGATGTCACCTTCTCCAACGCGCTTCTTCAAGAAGTTATCGACGACATCAATGTTGCCGTCAGTCAGTTGGTAGCGAGAGACGGCCATCCATTGAATGGCCTCTTTGACGCTCAGTCCGAGCTGCTTGACTTGGCGGTCGCCTTCGTTGATCTCCTTCCGAATGGCTTCTGAAATCTTGGCCTGCTTCTTGGCCGCTCCAGCCGCCTCGGCAGCTTCTGCCTTTTCAGCCGCAACATCGACTGCGCCCTTCTCGGTCTCGATCAAGCCAGTGTCGGCGGTGGACTTCGCTCCGCTGGCCTTCTTGCTTGAGATCATGTCCTCAAGCTTGCGCTTGGAACCATCGATGATGGAGACCAAAAGGCGCTTGGCTTCCGGAGTCGGAACAATGCCGATGGTCTTGAGGTAGTCGTCGGCAAGGTTCTTGATCTTGCTCGAAGCGTGGTCGTTGGCGAGCACAAGCAGGGCGCGGACAATGTTCGTTCCCGGCACTTCCTTGCCGTACTCGGTACCAAAGACGATGGGCGGAGCATCGGTTGCCTTACCGAACTTAGGGGCAGTCTCGATGGCGTTGGCGGTGGTGTCGAACCCGTTCAGCAGCTTGGGGTACGGGATCGACGAAGCCAGCTCGATCCCGGTCAAGCCGTTGTCGATGCCCTCCTTCATAGCGCCGTTGATCTTGGAGACCTCCGCATCGGTCAGCGAATCAAGCGTGCGGTTGTAGACCGTCTCCACGCCGAGCTTGGACAGCCCGCGCAGCGACAGGACGCTGTTCGTTCCCGCCCGCACACGGCCAGCCAAGAACTGCTGCATCATGCTGTCGGCGGTTTCGACCCCGAACGCCTTGCGGAGGGACGCCGTGAAGTCGCTCCAGATCAGGTTGGTCTGCGCCAGCAATCCGCGAACGCCCTTGTCCTTGACCAAAGACAGCTTGGCCTGACGCTGCTGCGTGGCCAGCGTGCCGTTGGTGGCCCACCACTCGGCGGGCGAGATGTACTGGTACTCGTCGTGCGCGATGATGTCGCGGACAGCGTTGGCAACCTCGCCATCGTTGCTGGCTTCACGCAGGCGCTCAAAGCGTTCGGTAGCCTCCTCGCTCTTGGACAGGTACGCCTGCCGCTCGGACAAGAACTCAGACACGACCTTCCGGCGCTGCTTGGTGGAGAGGCGCTGCTCCAAGGCGTGCCACAGCTCGTGCATCGTGTTCTCGCGCACGGAGCCTTGCCGGAACGATTCAGAGAAGATCGACACAGTCTTGCGGAGGTAGCTGTACGAAGCCGTGACCCCACGCTCGGGTGCCGTGCCGCCAACCGAGACAGACACATCATCGAAGTTGCGGGCACCGACCATGCCCACGAACTCCATGACGGCGTCCCGCGCCTGTCCGCGCAGTCCGTCCGCGATCTTGGTGTCTTGCAGCAGCTCGTTGACCGTTCCGCGCCAGACATCAGGCTCGACATCGCCAGCCCCGACTTCGCCGCGAAGCGCATCCATCTCAGGATCGCGCCCAGCCTCGTAAGCAAGCGGCTCCATGGCGTCATCGACCTTGCGGCCAAGAGCCTTCTTGCGGTCCTCCGCGACACGCAGGGACTGCTGATCGATGTAGTTGTCGAACTGCTCGTCAAAGATGCCGACCGCCCCGGAGGCGGCCTCGAAGTCCGACAGACCGCCCGCCTTGTACTTCTTGTACTCGCGGATCATCTTGCTGCTGCGGAACAGGGGGTCCACCAGCGATCCGAGGATGCCGCCCTCCGCAAGGTTCTTGAGGCGACCCTCAAGCTCCGTATCATCCATGTCCGTGGCCAAGTACTCTGATACGGCATTCTCGAACGGCGTGCCCTTCACCAAGTCCGACAAGCGACCGTCACTACCTTGGAAGGCGGCAAAGTCCACGATACCGCCGCGCACCGCCTCGGAGGCCATGGTGTCCTTGGCCATCCACTTGCCCACCTTGCCCAGCTTGCCCAGACGACCAGCCATCCCGAGCGCCGAGAACGGGATCAGGAACTGCGTCAGCCCCTCCGCGAAGCCGCCAATCATGGTCTTTGATTGGCCGAACACCCGATCCTCGTCGGTGTAGTCCGGCAGCGCATCAAAGGACGCGATATCAAGCAGACCGTAGACGCCTTGGACCGCGCCTTCCAGACCACGCGGAAGGAACAACAGCGTGTCCTCCAGCGACAGCAGGCCGCCTTCTTCCTCGCCGTTGCGGCGGTAGGACAGGGCGGCATCGGTTCCAGCGAACTGGCCGGGATTGCCGACAGCGCGGTTTGACGCCCAGTCATAGCCACCCGTGTAGCGAATCTGGGTGGGGCGGCTGTCGCCAAACAGGCTATTGCTCGGCTGATCGTCCAGCTCGTAGTCGAAGATGTCGCTCATTGCTTGAAGTACTGTTGGTGGGCCTTGATCTGGGCGTTTTCGAAAGCGTTGATGGATTGCTGATCGTAGGGCAGGGAGAAGTTCCGCATCAGCTTCCTAAGAGCGGCGTTCTCTAGCGAGCCTTCAACCCTAGCTTCAGTGAACCACGCACTGACGGCGGACACGGTGGGCTGCGAGACAGTCCGATAGGTCGGATTGCCGAAGCTATCCTCCACCATGACCTCAAGCTCCATGGCATCACGCAGCGGGAGGTCCATCAGCAGCGGGGTGTAGAAGGGATCGATTTTCTCGGCATTGAGGCGCACCGCCGGGAACTGGCTTCCGCCAATGCTTCCGTTGCCCAGCAAGTTCAGCGACTCGTCCAAAGTCATGCCCGTCTGTGCGTATACCTCGGTGACGACCTGCGACACCAATTCGGTGGACTGCGCGAAGGCATCGACATTGTCGAACTGGTCCGCAGCAGCCTCGGTCAACTGTCCGCGCTGGAAGGACAGGTTCTTGCCGCTATTGTTGCGAATGCTGTACTTGACCTCGGCAACGGATTCGTAGAAGTCTGGGGCGTCAAATGCCTGCTGGCCGACTTGGCCAAGTAGATTCTTGGTTGCGGGGTGGATATCGTCCTCGTTCATGTCGAACATGGCCCCAAATGCCGTGGCCTTGGACACAAAGTGCTGCGAAGACGACTGGCCGCTAGCGGCTCTTCGGTTGATGTCCACAATCGACGCGCTCTGCAATGACGCCTTAGGACCAGAAATGGCATTTCGAAGTTCGTCGGTGACAGTCTTGTCTACGGTACCTAGATTGTCCAGCGCCTCAAGAGCTGCCTTATTTCCGGCGGCGGCGGCTTTGGTCGATACTTCTACTTCACCCAAGTTCAGTGGAAGCAGCTCGCGATACTTATCAAGCGCCGCCTGTTGAAATGCTTGATTGACGGCGTTCATGATCGGACCAGCCGTCTGCGATGCAATGACTCGTTCGCCAGTCATTGATTCAATTCGAGCACCAGCCATCCGCATATTGTCGCTGAAGTCGGCCATAGGACCGCTGCGCGGATTGGTGATGTATTCGGGAATCGTAGTGTATCGCTGTCGCATCTGCTCAACACTTGCCTGCTCTTCCCGGGGCAGGTAGCGCATCAGATTGGACAGCTCTTCTTCGCCTAGGTTGATCTTGGCCGTCTTGTATTCACTCAGCTTGGTGACAGCCGCAGCTCTCTCAACAAGGAAGCTCTGCTCTCTTTCTTTCAGCTTAGCATCGGCTTCTTTGGTAATGGCCGTGAAGCGTTCTCGCTTCTGTTCTTGAGTCAGTTCGGTACTCTTGCTGACCTCGAATAGCCGCTCTCTATGGTACTCTTCAATATCAGCCAAGGCACTGCGGTGTTCATCGTCCAAATCGGTTCCCTTTGAGGGAATAGCGTTCCGCACCGCAGACCTGCCAATACTTGTCTCAGCTCGCGTGTAGTAATCGTCTCTGCTTGCCCGCTGGAGAGCGTCATTTTCGCTGGTGATCAGGCTGGACCTTTGCTGGTAGTCCTCGATACTGATCTGCCCATTCGCAAGGCCGTCATTGGCTTTAGACTTGGCTTCGTCAAAAAGGCGTTTTCCGATCAGCCGATCAATCTCCTTGAGCAGATCAGGAGACGACTGGATCTGTAGGAGCTGCGCCCGCTCATATGCAGAGAACTGCACAAGAGCTTCTTTCTTCATCTCGGAGTCGTTGGCGTATTCTTGGTCGATGCGCTTCAAGACATCCTGCTTGAATTGATCTGGGGGCAGATTCTTGTCAACGCCGTTGATGACTTTGTAGCCAGCCGAACCCAACGCACGCGCTCGATCTCCAGCATCTCGGCGCTCCAGCATGAACTCCGTATCGGTGATCTCTTCCATGGCCTTGTCCAGCGAAGCCATGTAGCTCGGATTGTCACCCAGCTTGCTGCTGCCAAACGCAATGTCGTCGGCAGCCATGAGCAGATCCTTGGCTTCATCCATCTTGGCGGATCTGGCCACGGGATCGGTGATCAAAGATGCGTTGGACTTGATGGATGAAACCGTAGCCAGTACGGCCTTTCCTACCTTTTCTTGAATGTTGGGGACGCCGAACGCCCGGTATTCGGCAATCTTCTCTTGAAGCTTTCCGTGGGCAGTCTCGAAGTCTTGGCCGAGCGTCAGAACGATGGTTCCAATCTCCTCATCCATCCTGTTGCTGCGCCACTGCTTCAGGTTCTCCGCACGGCGAGCCACGGCGGCGCTGCGGAAGTCGGCGTCGATCTCGTTACGGAACTTGCCAGCCTCCTGCTGCCCGTAGAAGTTGGCGAAGACAGGATTCTTGGCGTACTTGTCCTGCCACAGCTTGGCAGCAAACTGCTCGGCTTCCTGCGGCTGCTCGATGAAGTTGCCGTTGTCGTCCTCGACCTTGGCGAACTTGTCCACCTCGGCGGACAGGTCATCGCTGTACTTGCGGAGGAGGTCGCGGGCGGCGTAGGTGTAGTTGCTGTTCCAGAACAGCGGAGAGTAGGTCTCCGAGATCTTGCCGGAGCGCGTCAGGGCAGCCAGCTTGTTGCGGGCCGCCTCCGGATCCTCCGTGCTGAGGGCGTCCAGCACCTGCTCCTTGTTGGCACCGTAGAAAGCCTCGGCCTGCTTCTTGGTGGTTTCGGCCATGCCCTCCGCCATGGACATGGCCAGCGTGCTGAAGCTCTTGGAGAGCGGGGACAGGTCGATGATGTTCTGGAGTTCGGGAGCGCGAATCTCCGGAACGATCATGGCATCGACCGGAGAAGCAATGGGGCGAAGCTGCGCCTCTTGCTGCGGGTTCTCAATTACATAACGCTGTGCCATAGTGGATTATGCGTAGGGGGCCATGCCGTAGCCCGGAGTGTACTGATTGCTTCCGGGATACACTCCCGTCTGCTTGTAGGTGATGTCGGCGTAGGTGCCATAGGCATCCAGAGCGCCAGCACCAATCCTAAGCATTGCGCCAAGGTAATCAGGCTGCTCGACAGGCTTCGGCATGGCGGACACGATGGCGGCCTGCTGGTTGGAGCGGATGCCTTCCATGTTCAGCTTGATCTGCGCGTTCTGCCAAGTCTGGTTCCGGATGGTAGTCTGGGCAAAGCCCAGCTCCTGCCTGCGGAAGTCGTTGAGCAGCGCAGCCACGGAGCCACCAGCGGCCCCGGATTCGCCCGCAGTGACGCGGGCCGTGGAAGCCGCAGCCTCGGCTCGGCGCGAGGACATCTCGATGGCTTCGGCAGCGGAGGCAGTCTCCTGCTGCTGGCGGGTCAGGAGCGCGTTGTACTGGTTGATGGCGTTGGCAGTGGCCGCTTCCTTGGTGGCCTTGTACTGCTGGTTCTGGTACTTGCTCATCGCCCGCGCATTGGCCGCCTGCTGCGCGATACCAATACCAGCGGAGAGCGTGGTGATGGCCAACTGAGTGGTCGCGATGGCCGTGGCAGTCATGTTGCCCACGGCAGCGGCGATTGCGGGAAGGCACATATCAGTAGCGTTTGATCATGTATTGGTAGTGGGGATGACCTTCGACCTGTTCGTGCGGCGTGAAGCCAAGTCCGGCGGCCCAACGGATGTGGACCTTGTTCCTGACATCGAAGATGTTCGACAGCAGGACAGCTTCTCCGCGCAGGGCCTCAAGCCACTTGGGCGACTCTTGGACGATCTGCTTGCGGAACTGGGACATGAGGTCGGTCCCGAAGAGCCAAGGGTGCGCCACGGTCGGCAGCGGCCTATGGACGCCAAACATCACGAATGGCTCCCCATCGGCGCAGGCGACCCACGCTTGATCGGACACAGCGATGCAGTCGTGGACGATCTGCGACAGCGTCCGGCCCAAGGCGAACGGGTGCTCAAGCAGCTCCCGGGCATCGGACTTCCGGAGGCTGCCAGAGATGTGCGCGCAGTCCAGCATGGTGGGTGTCCGATAGGTCACGACCGCAAGCGGACAAAGTTGGTCGTGAAGTTGGCGATCCATTCGGCACCTAGGAATGTGCTGGGGAACGGGGTGCTGTTGGTGATCTCGACGGTCAGGTTGTCCGTCTTGGTCAGGGTGGGGAATCGATACTCGCCGTTGGCCAGCGGCACAGACCCAGCCTCGTCGTTTCCGACTACGGCAGTGTAGGTCATCGTCTTCGGCGTCTCAGACTGGATCTGCGTCGAGATGGTGAAGTTGTTGGTCTTGGAGAACTTGATCAGACCAAACAGGTTCTGGTATCGACCGCTCTTGATCGTCGAGTAGCCGCCACGCTGCGTGTCTTCGCGGACATCCACGCGGCCAAACTGGTAGCGCATGGTGTACGGGAACCCGAAGATCAAGCCAGTCTGTCCTGTTTGGTCTCCGGCAACTTCGTAGTCAGACTGGTTGATGCGGGTAGTCGTCAGCACCGTACCGTTCGGCTTGACGACGACCGGGGCTGTGGTCACAGGGCTGGGGTACTGGTAGTCCGTAGGCATCGTGATCCGGGTATTCGAGCCATTTAGAACCATGTTTCCAACCGAGATGATGTGCTGCGAGTCGAGCAGCGGGGCGGTCACCGGATTGAAGCTGGCCGTGCCGAACTCGATGTCCATTCGCTGTAGTGACCAGCTATCGCCAAGCTTGGCTACCATGTAGAGCTTGTTCTCGAACATGGCGATGGAGTAGATCGAGAACTCAAAGGTGAACTTGGACCACGCCGACTGGAGCACCTGCTGCCCATTGATGAAGTACTTCCAGACATACAAGGTCTTTGGATCGCTTGGGGCGCGCACAAAGAAGACCTCGTCGGTGGGGCTGGCCGCGATGTCCTTGATGTTCTGCGGGATGTAGCGCGGCACCTGAGACGCCAGATCGGTGGCCGAGTAGGAGCCGACCGTGACATTCTCCAAGATCTGCTGGTACTCCCAGAGGGTACCGAACCCGGCGCGATTGGTTGCGAAGTAGATGTTGCGGCCTACGGCAATCGGCGTCTGGCCGACATCGACCTCGTAGGACGAGACGAATTGCAGGCTGCCCGTCTTGGGGGTCAGCAGCGGCTCTCCGCTCAGCACGAACTGGGCGCGGTCGGCAAACACCAGCAGGCGCTCGTTGTGCGGAACGGCGTGCTCAAGCTTGGCCACGGAGGTGTAGGCGGCCTGCAAGTCAATGGGGTCGCCGTCCAGTAGCTGCCGCGTGCTGGAGCGGAAGAAGTTGCCGTAGACCCCGGCCTCAGACAGGATCACTGCCGAGTCGGTCAGGAAGCCTAGGCGGTTCTTGTGGAAGAAGACATCATTGATTGATTGGCCGACAAAGGACGGGGCTGGATTGCTGTCGTCATCCCCGACAAGGCGGTTCAACCACGAGTAGTACTCGACTGAGAAGTACTGTTGGAACGGAGTGCCAGTGATGGTTCCAGCAGTATCGATCCGCCGCACGATGGTCAGCGGCATATTGCTCAGCGCGGTATCGACCTCAGGACCAACCGTCTCGCGCCACTCTCCTTCGTCAAACAGGCCAGCGGTCTTGGTTACGAACTTGACATAGAAGTCGTCCTCAAAGGTCTCCACGGACCCTTGCACACGCAGCACGATCCCATCGCGGCAACGCGGCGGTAGCTCGTCAAAGTTGTCCACCGTCAGGAAGTACGGCTTCATGGCCGTATCTCCCACACTGTCCTTGGTGGAGACATTCAGGATGTCCTGAGAGGCGTGCGCGATCTCGATGACCGAGCCGGAGGATGTAGCCGACCACCCGCTACCAGCGGCATTGATCTTGGTGGTAAGGTCTACGGCAATGTCGTCCGTCTTGATGCTGTTGTATTCAGTGGCCGGACCCGTGTTGACGGTCTGCGTGACCGTGAAAGTACAGCCGGGGGCTGTCACAGTCGGCGTAAACGACAGTCCCCCGAAGTCCCCACGAATACGCATGGACGATTGTCCGGCGGTGTATAGGCCAGTCACCACATCGTCCATGCTGTCGCCAGCTCCAGTCGAATTGACGGCGGTGGAAAGATTGAGTGCGGTGTTGGTGGTGTTAGTCGTGGTTGCGAAATTTCGGGTGTACCCTAGGACTGTGACACTACCAGTGCCAACCACTGTCGAAGTAAAGTTGACCGTCCATTCTTCCTGCACCGGACCTGCCGTGGTCCCATCCCAAGTACTTACCGACACATTCAGTGCCGGACCGCTGGCGGCGGTTGCCGAGATGCTGTAGTTCGTCTTGTACCCCGGAACGCGGATGTACACATACGCCTTGCGCTTGTCCTGTGCGGCGGACTGGGTACCGAAGGTCGGAAGCTGAACCCTGTTCGTCAGGAAGGTGAAGTCGTTGACGGTGGTCCACTTGAAGTCGGTCATGGCCGAGTGGGCCAAGTAGTTTTGGATCACCGCAAGCGTGGCCGGATAATGAACGAAGACAGGCAGGCCGTTCAGATCCCACGCCCGAATTTGGTTTCCTGTGCTTGTGTTGTTGACTACCGCCAGCAAGTATCGCTCTTGCGGGTCGCGGTTGACCCAATGGTAGCTGGCACCCGCTAGGTTATCGTTTGCCGCAACCGTGAGCGAGTTGAGCCACTTGGTGGGGAACCGCTTCTTCAGTCCCTCCACAATCGTCCCGTAGGCATTCTCCTGAACTCGGCACTGGGTATCTAGCCGCAGAGCATCCGGCTGCTGCGAAACCCCGCCCACCAGATTGGGCTGTGCCTTGGAAGTCAGCGTCATATCAGAAGTGGTTCAGGTTGTTGAGGACACTGCGGCGCATCACGGTTCGTCCGGCGGCCCAGCCTTCAAAGATGGTGTAGTCGCCATCGGTTGCCTCCTGATCGCGGAGGTCGGCCAAGGCGCGGATCTCGTCCTGCATCTGGAAGCCGTGGACATTCGGCGCACCCGCAATGCGGTCTTGGAAGACGCGGGTAGCCTTGATCATGATGTAGCGGCGGGCGGTCTCTGGGATCTTCTCGAAGTCTTGGTAGTAGACGATCTCGCACTTGAGGTCGATACCAACGACAAAGGTGTTCTTGTTGTGCGCCTTGTTGTACAGGCGCAGGGTGCCAGCGTCATCGCGCACGACGATGTCGTAGTCGGTGCGGGACAGGCTCTCGTCGTACAGGTCGATCTTGGCGTAGTCGGACGCCACGGCGATCTTGCCGTTGACATCCTTGGTCAGGGTCTTGACCTCGGTGTTGAAGTGCCAACCAGAAGACAGGACTTCCCGAGTGGTTTCATCAAGGATCGTCTCCGCCAACTGTCCGTCAGCCCTCGTTGCCGGGAGCGAAGCCACGGGGGCCTCGCCAATGCCTGAAAGCATGGTGTTGACTGCTTGGAGTTTGGTGGTGGAGACGACCATGATGTTTCCGTTTGTAGATGGAGGTGGGGGCTACCCGCTATTGGATAGCCCCCAGCCGGATCACGCCTTGGTGAGGTTGATGGCGCACTCGGGGCGCAGGATGCCATGGCCCATCGCGTAGCGAGCGACCAACAGCGTACCCTGACGGTCGATGCGGTACTCCGACTGCATCGAGAGGTCCATCAGCTTCAGCGTGCCAATGGCCTGCGTGGTGAAGAAGGTCGTAACCACATTGGTTCCATTGACTTGGTACTTGCTCGGGCCAGTGTTGACATTGGTACCATCGCCAGCCGCCGCGGCAATCGTAGCGTAAGGCGTGTGGTTCGACTTCAGCACCTTGATGCCGCCGATCTCCAGCGAGTCGCTCGGCATACCCAGCGTGCCGTTGCCACCACCGTTGATGTCCTTGTTCAGGATCACGGCCTTGGCAACATCCGAAGTACCAGCGCGGTACAGCTTGTAGAAGGTGTCCGGGGTCACAATGCAGTAACGGCTCTCCTTCGGAACATTGACCTCATCGAAGCGAGCTGCTGCGGTGTAGCACGCATCGATGAAAGCCCCAGCCGAAGTAGCCAAAGTGGCACTCACCAAGTTGCCGTCGTTGATCGGACGGGTAGGCAGCGTGTGATCGTCGTTGAACTTAGCCGTGCCAGCAGCCTTGGCTGCAAGTTGGATAAGCTGACGGTCAGCCGTGTACGCCAGCGCACGACCCATCTCCGTCGAGTAGATCGAACGGATATCGTAGTGGTTCTCCAGCTCTTCGATTTCAGGGATGAAGGTCGTCGAAACCAGCAGGTCGTCGATGGTGATCGTGGTTTCGGCCTGCTTGAACGAAGTACCAGCCGTGAAGGCGGTGTTGTCCAAGAGGTCAGTACCCGGCGTGTGATATCCCGCTTGGGCGATACCAACGCTCGGGAACTGAGCGGACTTACCATTGGTGATGGTGCGGACGGTCGTCAGCGGAATCATGACATTGGCCTGTTCAAAGGCCGTCATCACTTCACCGCTGAACTGCTTGAGGAACAGGGCATCAAGGTTACCAGCACCGTTGACTTGTCCCGGGCGGGACAGATTCGGAATCGGCATTGTCTTAGCTCACTTTACAAACAGAGTCGAGATGGAAGGGTTAGCGATCAGCCGACTATCTGCTTTCC